TGTTGGCATATTCCGTAGAACAATTATCTGAAACTTACTAATGGACTTTAACGTTACCTTCCGTACTCCTGATGGTGTCGAAACAACTGTCACCTGTCAGGATGACCAATATCTTCTTGATGCTGCCGAGGAAGGTGGTATTGATATGAACTACTCTTGCCGTGCAGGAGCCTGTTCATCTTGTGCAGGTAAGATTGTATCAGGTACAGTAGACCAAAGTGATCAATCATTCTTGGATGATGATCAAATGGAAGAGGGGTTTGTGCTCACTTGTGTTGCATATCCAACTTCTGATGTTATAATTCAAACTGAACAAGAAGAGAACCTCTACTGATGCACGGAAGTCTTGAACCAGAAGATCGAGTAATGGATGCTCCATCTGTTTATGAACAAGTTTCTTCTCTTGCCCAAAAATATGGGTGGGAAGAAGGTGATAACATCGTAGTTGAAATGGCAGGAACTCAAGTTTCTGGTATCGATGTTGGTGAAGTCTATAATAAAAAATGGCAATCACCCATTGGTACTCGTAAGTACAACAAAGAAGCATTCATTGTTATCAAAAATCTCTCAAGAGATCCCTTTGAGTCTTCTAAACCTATGGATAGAGATCACAAACCTCAACATCCATATGAACCAGTAAAGAATGTTTAATCCAAATCAACTCTATGATGATATGGAGAGACTAAATGCCCTATACGAAGAACTCTGCTGGGCACATGATGATGAACTAGTATTCACTCATGAAAATGGTAGAGTCATTATTTACAACAAAACACAGGAGCAAGAACAATGAACGAAAGAGCAGAACGTATTAATGGATGGGCAGCAATGATTGGTGTCATTGCAGCTATGGGATCATATGCAGCAACAGGTCAACTTATTCCAGGAGTATGGTAAAATGATGTTATTAGCAACCTTAATGTTTGGTGCTTTTATAATTCATTCGATGTTTACAGAAGATGTTGACGATGATGACCATTTTGATGGTGGTATGTTGATACCAGCACAAAACCCAATTCAATAACAGACAAAAAAGACTTTACTCTATATACTGAGTAGAGTCTTTTTTATTATATGCCAAAGAATCAATTGAGTAAGGACGAACTGATATGTCATGTTCTTAAACTCAAGCATGAAGTTGATGGAGAATCGAAATCAGTTTGGCAGAAAGAAAAGGACTTGGCACACAAGTATCTAAATCGAGTACTGGATCGAATTCAAGAGTATCGATACTAGGTCTTGACGGAATTTTCAAAGACCTGTATAATAGATGGGTCTTCGGGACACCACCTCAAAACACTCCTAACACGGGGGTTGACAAGGACGGGAAACCGTAGTATTATAAATAAGTCAGCAGGTTAAGGAACCAACACATTTCTTAACAAGTCGTAACACCCCTCAAACCAAGACCTCTAGGGTGTCTAAACACGTCTTTCATATCCCAGACTTAGGGTGTCTGGGAAATAGTAACTCCACCATTCCCTGATGGTCTTACTTTTCGTACAAAACAATGGCTACAACTCTTTCAAGGCAACAAACCTCTCCGTGGAATGATTTCTGCGAGTGGGTAACTTCAACAAACAATCGTCTTTATGTCGGTTGGTTCGGTGTATTGATGATCCCAACACTGTTAGCAGCAACTGTCTGCTTCATTGTCGCATTCATCGCAGCACCTCCCGTCGATATTGACGGTATCCGTGAACCCGTAGCAGGTTCACTCATGTATGGCAACAACATCATTTCTGGTGCAGTTGTCCCAAGTTCAAATGCAATCGGTCTCCACTTCTACCCAATCTGGGAAGCAGCATCACTCGATGAGTGGTTGTATAACGGTGGTCCTTTCCAATTGGTAGTCTTCCACTTCCTTATCGGCATCTATGCTTATATGGGACGTGAGTGGGAACTTTCTTACCGTTTAGGTATGCGTCCATGGATCTGTGTTGCCTACTCGGCACCAGTCGCTGCTGCGAGTGCAGTATTCCTCGTTTATCCTTTCGGTCAAGGTTCTTTCTCCGATGCTATGCCTCTTGGTATTTCTGGTACTTTTAACTACATGCTTGTATTCCAGGCAGAACACAATATCCTTATGCACCCGTTCCACATGCTCGGTGTTGCTGGGGTATTCGGTGGATCTCTTTTCTCTGCTATGCACGGAAGTCTGGTTACATCTTCACTCGTCCGTGAGACGACTGAAACTGAGTCACAGAACTATGGTTATAAGTTCGGTCAAGAAGAAGAGACCTATAACATCGTCGCAGCACATGGCTACTTCGGTCGTTTGATCTTCCAATATGCTTCATTCAACAACTCACGTTCCTTGCACTTCTTCCTTGCTGCATGGCCCGTTGTTGGTATCTGGTTCACCGCACTTGGTGTCTCCACGATGGCATTCAACCTGAACGGTTTCAACTTCAACCAGTCCATCCTTGATGGTCAGGGTCGTGTGCTCAACACATGGGCAGACGTATTGAACCGTGCCGGTCTTGGAATGGAAGTGATGCACGAGAGAAACGCACACAATTTCCCACTGGATCTTGCTGCTGCTGAGTCTACTCCTGTTGCACTTACCGCACCCGCAGTTGGTTGATATATCTAAAAACTGAATAACAAGAAAGAGACCTTACAGGTCTCTTTTTTTATGCTTAAGTATAAACTCGTAGGCATAAATTTTTGTTTCTAAATTGTATTGATTTACACACAAATGCTCTAAATAATGATAGAATTGGGGAGTTGAGAAAAGTGTAACTAAGTCGATTTTTATTATGAGCAAATTTATTCGTGGAGGTTATTTTGCACAATCTTATATCTTATAATCAATTAGCAGGATGGAAAGAAAGTCTTAAAAGTTTCAGTAAAACTCTAAGCACAGGTATGGAGGAATCAGATCTAATTAATGACTATTACAATTGTCTAATTGAGTGTGATGATAATCAGTCATCATGCAAACGTATATGTCGGGAGGTTCTTAGGGAATAAATTGTATGGTCTTAACTAAATATTAATGTAATAAGGACTCTGGATGAGTCCTTTTTTAATGGTCGAATATGAGTAAAAAGAAAAAGAGTAGATCATTTTGGAGATTATGGTGTAAAGCACTTGGACAGAAAGCATCAGATAATGATAAAGAATCTGATATTGTTGCCATCATCCGAACATTTGTTTTTCTTACATATCTAATTACCAATGTTGCAATCGTTTCAAATGCAGTAAGACATTGGAATGATAATGAATTTTCTAATCAGGGATTCATAACACATCCAAAGTACCCAGACATAAGAATGTGATAGATAGAGTACTTGCAAATACCTAATGAGATTTCTTTTTGCACTTCTTGCTACACTCTTTCTTGCCGCACCCGCATGGGCTATTGATGTTTCAATGGGTTCCGGTGGAAACTTGATTTTTGAACCATCCGATGTTACAATAAATGCTGGAGATACAGTTCACTTTGTGAATGATATGCTCCCACCCCACAATATTATTGTTGAGGGACGTGCCGACCTCTCAAGAGAATCACTGATGTTTAATCCCGGAGAATCGCAAGACATTCTCTTTGCCGATGCTGGAGATTATACCTTCTTTTGTGGTCCTCATCAGGGTGCCGGAATGACAGGAACTATTCACGTTAACTAATGAAAATATTTTTAGATACTGCTGATATTGATGAAATCAGCAAGGCAAATACAACAGGAATGATTGAGGGTATTACAACCAATCCTACTTTGATTAAAAGAAGTGGTCGTGATCCTGTAGAAGTTATCAAAGAGATTTCTTCTATGAGTAATCAATTCGAATCTGTATCGGCAGAAGTTGTTGCCGATACTGCCGAAGAAATGATTGATCAGGCAATGGAATTTGAAGGACTCTGGAATGTCACAATCAAAGTTCCTTGCACTGTAGAAGGACTGAAGGCATGTACTGCACTTGCTACCGTTGGAAAGAAGGTTAATGTAACTCTTATCTTCTCTGTAGCACAGGCAATTCTTGCTCGTCGTGCAGGTGCCGCATATGTTTCTCCTTTTGTAGGAAGACTGAATGATAATTCTGTCTCTGGAGTTGCACTTGTTCAGGCAATTGCCGGTGTTTATGATCGTCACTTCAGCACGACTCAAGTTCTTGCCGCATCAGTTCGTGATGTTCATCAGGTAGGAAGATGTTTTGATGCTGGTGCGAACATTTGCACTATCCCCCCAAAAGTATTCTGGGGAATGTATAATCATGTTCTAACGGATCAAGGTTTGGAGCAGTTTCAGCAAGACTGGAACTCTGTTAAGGGTCTATGATTAGTTCATCTACACCCGATAAGTTGGCAGAGATTATTCGGGACACCTGGCCTCAACTCTATCGAAAACATAAAGTAGGTATAACTTCTTATTGACTTCTATTGTAAAGAAGTGTAAACTAAATACCATAAGTTTACTACGGAGTTATGACTACTTCATCACTTTCACCCCCAATTTCACAAAGAGGATGGTTCGATGTCTTGGATGACTGGCTTAAACGCGATCGTTTTGTCTTTGTGGGCTGGTCTGGATTATTACTTCTTCCCACTGCTTATTTGTCAATTGGTGGCTGGCTTACTGGCACAACTTTCGTTACGTCGTGGTACACCCACGGGTTGGCAACTTCCTATCTTGAAGGTGCTAATTTCCTTACAGCGGCTGTGTCAACGCCTGCTGATGCTATGGGTCATTCTCTTCTTCTACTTTGGGGTCCTGAGTCTCAAGGGGATTTTCAGCGGTGGGTCCAACTTGGAGGGCTTTGGGCCTTTGTTGCTCTCCACGGTGCCTTTGCACTTATAGGTTTCATGTTACGTCAGTTTGAACTGGCACGTCTTATCGGAATCCGTCCCTACAATGCGATTGCTTTTTCTGGTCCTATTGCTGTATTCGTGTCTGTATTCCTCATCTATCCTTTGGGACAGTCATCTTGGTTCTTTGCGCCGAGTTTCGGTGTTGCGGCGATTTTCAGGTTCCTTCTCTTCCTCCAGGGCTTTCATAACTGGACGCTCAACCCCTTCCATATGATGGGAGTTGCTGGTATACTGGGAGGAGCACTACTCAGTGCTATTCATGGAGTAACCGTAGAGAATACATTGTATGAAGATGGAGAACAGGCAAACACATTTAAAGCCTTCGATTCCACTCAAGAAGAAGAGACCTATTCGATGGTTACTGCGAACCGTTTCTGGTCGCAAATCTTCGGGATTGCGTTTAGCAATAAGCGTTGGTTGCACTTCTTTATGTTGTTTGTTCCTGTCATGGGTCTTTGGACATCTTCTATTGGCATCATTGGGCTTGCTCTTAATCTTCGTGCTTATGATTTTGTGAGTCAAGAGATTAGAGCAGCAGAAGATCCAGAATTTGAGACCTTCTACACAAAAAATATACTTTTGAATGAAGGATTGAGAGCATGGTTAGCACCTGCAGATCAACCACATGAAAACTTTATCTTCCCAGAAGAAGTTTTACCGAGAGGCAACGCATTGTGATTCAATCTCTAGGATTCTTACTACTTCGTATAGCGTTAGGCACCATGCTTATCCATCATGGATATGAGAAACTAGAGAACATTGAAAACTTTGCGGATGCATTTGTAAGACCATTGCATCTTCCATTACCAATCCTTTCCTCATACTTCGCAGCATTCTCTGAGATTGTGGGAAGTTGGTTGGTTATCTTTGGACTCGGCACTCGTCTGGGTGCCTTGGCAATCTTAGGTACAATATCATTCGCAATTTATCATGCCCTAGTTACATCTGGATTTAATATCTACTTGTTAGAACTCTTAGTTCTTTACTGGGGAGGTACAGCATGTATCGTTCTCAATGGTGGGGGTAATTTCTCACTAGATTATCTCATAAAACGGAGACTCACAAATGATTAAATCACTCTTCAGTATTATGTTTGCTGCTCTGATGTGGGTTCAAGTCCCACAGTGGAGTGACGACTGGTCTAAGTGTTCAGTTGATGTACCAGACACAGCATGTCATTGGTATATCACAGCACCTGATAATACTTTTGGTGAAGGATTTAGTTGGGCGAATGCCCCATGGTTCAGTGCTGAAGGTCTCCTTGACATTGGAGAACTTCACAACACAGTTCAATCTCTTCAGGAGGCATAATGAATTTATGAGTTTCTTATTAGCAGCATCGATGTCTTATTACATGTCTACAATTTGTCATGAGGCACCAAATTTAACTGAACTTGAGATAAAGGAAAGAGCAGAAGAAATGTTTCCTTATCGAATGGGAATGAACAACCATGACAAAATTTATTATTATGGATTATTCTGTAAAAACAACGATTAACTACTATGAATCACTATCTCGTTTTTGTTTATGGAGTATGTTTCTCCCTTATTGGAGGTGCTGCATTCGCAATGATGTGGAGTAATATCAAATCTATCAATGATGATATGAGAAAACCTCCCAAACCAAAACATCCTGAAGCACCGCAAGCAGGAGAAGAAGTTATGTATGTAGATTTGTCCAGAGAAAAACTGGAAGATCTTTACAAGGACTAAACTAACGTGTTAAAGAAATCTCATATCCTTAACACATCAAAGACAATGTGTTAAGTGTCCCACCACCTCTTTACAAGGGTGGTTTTTTATTGTATACTGAGAGGGTTAGAAACCCTCTTTTTTTATGGAAATAATTATAGAAGGCAAGGTCAAAACTGTATATGCTGGTGACGATGCTGATCGTGTCATCATTGAATATCATGATAAGGTAACTGCTGGTAATGGGGAGAAGGAAGATCATCCTTTAGGAAAAGGATCCCTTTGCTGTAGTATCTCATCTATCATCTTTGAGAAACTTGCCAAAGAAAATATCCCAACACATTATATTAATATGGTTGGTGCTAATAAAATGATTTGTAAGAAAGTAGACATCGTTCCATTAGAAGTTATTTGTCGTAATCGTGCTGCCGGATCTATTGTTCGTGAGACAACTCTGACAGAAGGTGCGCCACTACCACAACCGATTGTTGAGTTCTTTTTAAAGGATGATAGTAAGCACGATCCTTTACTTACACCAGACCGTGTGCGTTTGATGGGATATAATCCTGATCCATTTGTTGAGATGACACTACGGATTAATGATTATCTCCGGCAGATGTTCTACATCATGGGTATCGATCTGGTTGACTTTAAGATTGAGTTTGGTTATGATGCTCACGGTGATTTGTATCTTGCCGATGAGATTAGTCCTGATAGTATGAGGCTCTGGAAGATTGGTAGTGACGAAAGATTCGATAAGGATCTATTCAGAAAAGATGAAGGTGATATTGTTCCTGCCTATCGTGAGATCCTTGACCGACTACAACCACTTGCAATCCAATGAAACACCACATCCCTGATGAGATTAGAAAGAACTGCTTTGATTGCTTCAAGAGTTTGAATGAAGCAGAGAGAGCAGTCGTTATGTATGGTGAGGAGGAGTATCGTAAATCATTAGACCTTGAGAATGATGATGCTCCCTGTTGGAAGATACCAAGTGGAGAGTCAACTACCTTTGTTGGTTGGAACCCTATGTGTATCCCAACAATGGATTACATCGTATGGAAACTAGACCGTCGTGAAAAAATTGCCAGAGGTGAAATCATTGGATAAATTATCTAAAGAAGAGATGAGATCTAAGATCAAAGAGTTTTCTGCACTCCTTAGGAGTCAAAGAGAACACTGGGACAAGGAAGATAAGATTGGATTTACATATTCTTGTGATCTAATCTCACAATCATTGATTACTTTATACATTCGTTTAGGAAGAGACTGATGGACTACAAAACTTCTGGTGTTGATATTATCAAGGGACGATCTTTTGTAGAATATATCAAAGCACTGGCACCTAACATTGGTGGGTTCAATGGAATGATGGAGATTCCATCAGGATATGAGAAACCTGTTCTAGTATCTGGTGCTGATGGTGTGGGAACTAAAATTAACATTTGTAGGATTGCTTTTGATTACACCACTATTGGTCAGGACCTTGTTGCTATGTGCGTCAATGACGTTATATGTTCTGGTGCTAAACCATTATATTTTCTAGATTATATCTCTACTAAATCACTTGATGCTAATGTCAGTGACATTGTGTATGGAGTTAATGTTGGTTGTGTAATGGCTGGTATGGAACTCCTAGGTGGAGAAACGGCAGAGCATTTCAGAGCAACTGACTATGACCTTGCTGGTTTCTGCACTGGTATTGTAGAGAAGAATGAGATTGTTGATGGTAGTAACATCAGACCTGGTGATGTAGTCATTGGTATTGAGAGTAGTGGTCTTCATAGTAATGGATATACACTGGTCAATGATATGCTGTGGAGAAATTATATTTACTACAAGGAGATGCCAGAACTGTTGGTGCCAACCACCATCTATGCCCGTCTCATACAGCACCTGTTGGACGAGGTTCCTATTCTAGGCATGGCACACATCACAGGTGGAGGACTGCCTGAGAACCTTCCACGATGCCTTCCAAAGCATCTGACTGTTGATGTTGATTGGTCTGCTTGGGAACGACCAGAACTCTTTAACAAGATACAGGAGGCAGGAGACATTGATGAGGAGGAGATGAGAAATGTATTCAACTGTGGTATTGGATTCTGTTTAGTGGTGCCAAAAGAAGTAGCAGAACACACTCAAACTTTGATTGCCGATACCCCATTTGGTATGAGGTCTTGGAACATTGGAACTACTAGAAACAAATGAGTGAATATTATGGAAGTTAATCAACAGTATTATAAGTATTGGAAGGACATTTGGAGTTCTCAATCCGAAGAAGTATTGGATGCGACTGCACTGATTCGTGTTGTGGAATGCACGAATGGATGTGTACAACATGCATTTAGAGATGGTGATGAGAGAGCACTCTCCGTTGAGCAGAGTCGAGAGTGTATGAAACTCTCAATGGGAACCATTAAGAATAAGGTATTACCATTACCAGATGGAAGGACTAAGGTTATCCTTCCAGAAGAATGTCATGAGATTATGAATACTGCACGGGATTTATACGTTCGTGGATTTAAGCAAGGAGATGAAGAAGCACTCGAAGAATTCTTTGCATTGTCTAAGGCACACTTCCAAGTATTGGGTCGTCAACTTATTGATGAGAAGTTTAGATTTTTCACAGAACACTTTGAGGATGTGTTCACTTCATATTGGATTATGATGGGAAGAATGTATATCTATGATATGGGTGAGTTCATCTAAATAATTGCAAGACGCAATCTCTTATGCCTCTCTATAATTCTCCTCAAGCCTATGTCTTCAACCTCCAAACAACAAGTTCTGCAGAAGCAAAAAGGTTATGGAGGTCAAAGATAAAGGAAGAGTGGGGATATGAGTGTGCCTATTGTGGATCGCAAGATAATCTTACGATAGACCATATTGTTCCAAAGGCAAAGGGTGGACCAGATTTTACAAAAAATCTTTTATGCGCCTGCCATGATTGTAATCAAGATAAAGCATATTCTCCTATGGAAGATTGGTATCTTTCGCAGGAGTTTTTTAATGTTGATCGATATGAGAAAATTAAGGAGTGGATGAAACCAGAACCAGCAGTGAATCTTTATCGGTATGGTTCTAGAAGAAACAACCTATTATAAATAAATGAAAAGGACAGTATATACTGACCTGAAACGGTAAATACCGATAAAGAATAAATGGCCACTCCGATTAGGATTAAGAGGTCAGCTGTTGCTGGCAAAAAACCAACAGACGGACAGTTACAGTTAGGTGAATTAGCTGTTAACTTTTATGATGGTAAGATTTTCCTAAAGCAGGATACTGGTGGAGTTGGTGTTGGAACGAGAATTGTAGAAGTTGGTGCAGGAAGCACTACATTTGCAGGTAAGACTTTATTTGTTACTGAAAATGGTAATGATGATAATACTGGGTTAGATGATAATAATGCAAAGGCAACAATTAAAGCAGCAGTGGCACTTGCATCTCCTGGTGATACTGTAAAAGTATTTCCTGGAACTTATACTGAAAATAATCCAATCAATCTTCCAGATAATGTTTCTGTAGAAGGAACAGAACTTCGTCGTTGTTTGGTTGCACCACAAAATACAAATACTGATTTATTTTATGTAAGTCAAGGATGTCATGTTACTGACTTAAGTTTTGTCGGTGGTCCAATGACGAATGGTGCAGCAGTTATTGCACTCAG